ATTGTAAGTTCTTTTGTTTTGGCCTTATTAAGTTTGTTTTGAGCAGCAGTAAGATTGGCTAAAATAGAATCAAGGTCAGAATCTTTTGTGGTTCCGCCTCTAGTTCTCATTCCGCGAACGGCTGCTCTACCACGCTCTGATACTGAACTACTGCTATTTGCAAGAGCTTCGGCCTTTTCTGCTCTAGCCTTATTACCTGCTTTTTTAAGGGCAATGACACCGCCTGTAATTGCCGCAGCGCCGCCGACAACTGCAAGGGCTGCTGTAGCAGAAACAACTGAGGCACCGCCTGTGGCGTAGGCCGTGGCAACGGCTGCAAGTCCTGCCGATGTTCGCAAAGCTGCAAATGCTGCTATCAACTTACCAAGAACAGTTGCAAAGGCAGCTACTCTGCCAACGGCAAATAGGCCAGCAACTATGGCTGCAAAGGTCTTAACAAGACCCATATTGTTTGTAATCCAGTCTGAAAAACTAATTGATATGGCTAGGAGTTTTATTGCCCCATCAGTTGCCATTTGAAAGGCTACAACAAGTTTTGTGCCATTGGCTTCAACGAAAGCCTCGACTTGAGGTAGGACTTTATTAGAGATAACTTTTGCAAAGTTTTCAAGAACTGGCAGAAGTTTATATCCAAGGGTTTCAAGAATTTCACCGAAACGGATACGCAGAATGCCAAGTCTGTATTCAAGTGTGTTTGCTCTTGTAGCAGCAGCACCTGCGGTTGCTTTTTGAACCTCAGCCATAATTGCTGCAAAATCTTTAGATTTAAGAGTTGCTGCATCAAGACTTGGAACTAATTTTTGTAAGCCTCTAAAATTACCTTGCAATGCTCTAGTGACGGCAGTTGTAGCAGTGCCAAGGTCAGCGCCAGAGAAGGCTGAAACATTTAATGAGATTCCAAGTAAATCTTGAGCTGCACTAACTGATCCTGTGACTGCGGCTAGTTTGGCAAGAGCAGGTCTTAAATCATCATCGACAACGCCAGTTTCAAGTTGTAATTTAGACACATATTCTTCCACAGATGCAATGGCAGCGTCGGTGGCACCAACAGTATTGCGAAGGCTGTTGGCAAGTAGCATCTGACCTTTTTGGTCGGCAATGGCTGCCTGTACCGCATCTTTGCCAACTTTGATGGCAAAGGCAGCGACGGCAGCGGTTGCCACGCCAAATGCCTTAGCTGTTTTTTTGCTAAAATCGTCAAAGTTCTTGCCAAGTTTTGCAATATCTTTTCGAGCAGCCTTGGAACCTTTATCAGAGTATTGGGTAAGAATTCGGGCTACTACTGCACCAATTGCCATTTCTAACCCTTCTCTTTATTCAAATTTTTTTGTAATTCTGCTTTTGCCTCTTCTAAAGCTTTTTCTACAACTTTTACAATTCGTGGTCTTTCTTTATCTACGACTTTCCAAACAAGTCTTGACGCTTTGCCAAACCAATTAAGTCGTTCTATAAAAGATCCACCTTTTTTATTTCTACCAGAAAGCTCAAATACTTTACCGGCATCGGATGAATTTAGTAAAGCACCGGCATTTGTTGTATAATCTTTGCGAACACGGCGTTCTGTTCTGGTTTTTTTAATACCTTGTTTTATAGTTGCGGTATCCCATGCTGGCCAACCTGCACCTCCCCAAGTGCGGCCATTGATGGCTTCAGTTGACCGCCAATTTCTCATAGGAGTATTCGTTGTTCTACTTTGAATAGAATCTACTAGATCATGAGCTGCTTTTTCAGCATTTTTTAATTCAGTATTTATTATTTTATTAAATTTACTTACAGCTTTTTTATCGAATTCTTTTAAAGCATCAAGCGTTGGTTTCAAACCAGTAAGAACTACGACTTCATCCGCCATTTTTCTTTACCCGCTCTTTCAAATAAATTCCTATTGCTTCAATAATACCTTCAGGGGCATCAAGTAAATCAATCGGTGAGATTCCAGTCTCCACCGCGATTGCCGCTACCGTGTAGGTCAGGCTTTCGCGGTGGATTCGGAATTTGGGTCGGCATCCAATTCTGCGCTGAGAATTGTATCCAAGTATTCAGGTCCAAATGGTTTTACAACTACGCCATTGACCTGTTGAGCTTTCCAAGCTAGCCAATAGATATGCTCTATTTTTTGCTCTTCGCCAATCAGCTTAGGTAGTCCTTTACCGAAATGTTGTTCAAAAGCCACGATGATTCTTGGAGTCAACTTGTATGCCGACTCGTTGCCATCAGTGGTTTTTACCTTGATTGCTAATCCATCCATTATTTCCCCCTTGGGTTATTAAGAAGTTGCTTTTGTAATTGCTCCAGAAATAGGCCAAGTAACCGAAACCGTGGCTAATTCGCCAACGCTTCCTGAAAGGCTTTGCCATTCTGAAATCAATGCTGAGAATGTATATTTTGGATTGGTTGCAGAAGCTGATCCGCTTGTAGGGCGAATTTCCATCGTTACTGCGGTACCAATTTTGCTAGTTGAATCGCTTGGATAAACAAGTGCCTCAAGAGCGCCAGAAGCAAAGTCCTGGTTAAATTCTAAAGTTACTTGATTATCGCGTAACCCAGCCACCCTAGTCCTTGAAGTGTTTGACATACCGGTAGTTTCCACAACATCTAGTGTTGAGGAAAGTGTCACTGAGGTCACATACGTTGAGATGTCAGTGCTTGCAAATACTACATAAGCATCAGTTAAAACTATACGGGCCATTTACTTATACTCCTTTTGTGATAGCGCCTGAAACTGGCCAAGTCACACTTGCAGTGGCCAATTCTCCTACTGAACCTGATAGCGGTTGCCATTCTGAAACAAGAGCTGTAAAGGTGTAGGACGGATTCGTTGCAGATACTGCTGCGCTTGTTGGCTTAACTACAACGGTTGTTGTAGTTCCAATAAGCGGGTAAATCGTTTGTTCCACCGCGGATGTTGCAAAATCCTGGTGGAATTCTAAGGTTACAGAGTTATCAGCCAAGCCTGCGACACGGGTACGACCTGCGGCACTGGTGGATGAGAATCCTGTGGTTTCAACGACATCTTCGCTAGTCGTGATACTCACGCTGGCGATAAATCCGCTGAGATCAACAGAGTTGATGACGATGCTGGCATCTGTCAAGACAATGCGTGCCATTATTCGATCTCACTTTCGGTTACTAGTTTGCTTGCTGACTTTGCAGAAATAAGATGATTCGCAGCAACAAGTGCCTCGATATTACATCCTGCTTCGTGCAATTCTTTTTCGGTAATTTCTTCGCCTTGTTTTTTATTACCAAATACAAAAATGCCAGACTGAATTATGTAAGACATTATACTCCTTCTCCATATATTGTTACTTGATATCGATATGATAAATATTCAACATCAGCAGCTTGGTAAACCCCTGATTGTGCTGAAGTCACTCTAAGTGTATCAACTGATCCATTTAAAGTAAGGTCTGACTCAATAGCTGCTTTAATTGAACTGTTGCCGGAACCAGATAAAAATTTATCTAGTTTATCTTGTCCAGCTCTTTCTGAAAACCGCTGAACAATAACCATGACATCGATATTTGCTGAATCGAGACCTCTAGCATTATTTAAATCAAATGTAAGATCTAATTGGCCAATTATAGCGCATGGAGGTACTAATACATCTGGCACTAAATCATAAACTCTTAATCCATCAATTGTTTCAAGATTCTTTTTTAGTCCTTCGCGGACTTTACTTGGTTGCATTAGTAAGCTATTCCATTTAGTTTTTTAAGTGGACGAATTAATGCTTCTACATCAGGATCTAAGCGTGAGGTTAATCGAACTGTACCCATATCGACTGATCCTGCAACTCCAAATGGTGATTGTTTTCTTATAAATAATCTAGATGCTTGCAAACGTGCAGCTAAATTTATTTCAGCTGGAACACTTGACCAACCCCAGACGGCTTTTATTCTTAAAGTTTGAGGTAAATTTGCAGGTAAAATATAAGCACCAATTGCAATAATTCTATTGTAAGGCCAGCCACGTCGTGGATTATTTATTGGCTCGACCATATAATCCGAAGTAGACCAAACTGTAGTATACAATTGATCAAAATTATCATCAGTTGCTACTTCTGAAATTGATACAATATCGTCTGTATTACATGTCCACCAATCTTTTGGTGTAAAATATCGCGTTACTGGATTTTGTTGAGTACCATCTTTATAAAAAAATCTACCAGTATAATCATCAATCATTCTACATGCAGCAACTATTGCTGCTTCTATAGCTAAATCATCAGCAATATCTTCAATGGCAAGAGCAGTCTTTACGTCGGACAGCGTGCAATATGCGTTTGTCATTGACATTAGTTTTCCTTTTCTTTTTATTTTTTTTGATTGCTCGCTCTAAATCTGGTTCTATGCAAGCAGTTTCTGAGCAACAAATTTTTAATTCTATTCTTTCCATGATAAATGATGCCTTTCATCGAGCCAATAAGACTTCTGATGTGGCAGAACTGCTGCGGTGTTTACGTGTATGGGGAATCCTAATTGACGAATCCTTCTTGAGAAAAGCAAATCCTCACTAATCCAATTGCCATCAATAGGTCCATCCCAGAACCAACACCAGTCTTTGCCTTGATGTGGGTCTGCCATCTCTCGCATTTTTTCTAAGACGCTACGATGTATAAGAAGGCACCCAGTTCCACAAGCATCAATTTCAAAGACTGCATTGCGATCATATTTGAACAAAGGCAAAAAGCCTTCAGGCACATCTTGAAAGATGGCTGGCACTGGCTTTGGATATAAATGTTTGTGAGCGTCAAATGCCGCAAAGACAAGGGCTGACACTACTGGTCGTTCTTTATCATGAGCAGTTTGACAGAGTAAGTCAAATGTTTCGGTGTCTAGTTGCTCATCAGTGTCTATCATCAAGAGCCAGTCGGAATCGGTGTTCTCAAGGAAAGCCTTAACGACACGATTGCGCATCTTGGAAAGTAATCCTGAGCCTTTGATTCTGACGAATGGCCCTAATTTGTCAGCACGATTTTGGCAGAGTTGAAACATTCTATATGCCCATGCCGCGTTGACGGCGCCTGGATCGCAAGCGCCGATTGAAACTTTATGACCTGACTTCATTTAAACCCCCGTTTAAGGTGTAGAGCCGATAAGTCGGGGGAGTCTTACCGGCTCTACACTATTGTTTCTAAGCTTAGCTTAGAATGATGGCGCTACGAGACCAGTTCCAGAAATAATGGAAGCGGCTGCGGCATAACGCTCTGCTGTGAAAGCGCCATATCCGTACACAACAGTCTTGATTGTCAAACTGCCAGGGGCAGTTGCATCAAAGCGAAGTGAGAATGGTGCGCCTGGTTGCTCCCACAAGTGCATTTCGCGTGAATCAACTAGGTAGATTTCATCCTGGTTGGTTGCTGCGCCATAGGTTGTGCCTACGTTTGCATCTGTGATAATAGGAAGACCAAGTAGCTGGTATCCTGTGTTTGCGTACTGTGCAACTCCTGCACCTACGCCAATTGCATTCATTTGACCGTTTGCAGTTGGAACAACTACTGGACGACCTGAAGTATCTGTTGCAGCTAGCAAGAATGCTAGGCGGCGTGGATGCATAATCCAGTGAGTTGGAGTTGTGAAAACATTGCTTTGCACCTTTTGTAGTGCATCAGCAAGCTTTGGATACAGAAGTGCAACGGTTGGTGTTGTTGCTGTGAAAGTTACAGCATTTCCACCGGAAGCACGGATACCCTTCATTTGACCATTTGAGCCAGTTCCGTTAAGGACCTGTGCATCAAGAGTTGTATGCCATGAACGGATAAGATCTGCAAGTACAAATGAATCAATACCTGTTCCACGCTCAATTACTTGACGTGATAGATCTTGCTGTCCTGCAATTGTACGCACATCTACGGTAAGTAGTGTGTCATCAGCATCAGTTTCGGAAACAGCAGTGTTCTGTGTCTCCTGAACAGCAGTAGATGTACCTGTGGTCATACGGCTAATATTAAGTGTCATACCAGCAGCAGGAAGTGCCATTTTGTTAGTTGCAAAATCAGCTGTTGGACGACCTGCGCGAGCAAGAGGTGCTGCGAGATCTACCAAGTACTGCGGGACAACCAAACCAGTGAAATTTCCAGTGTCAACATCGCGACGCTCAATTG